GAATAGGACAGTAACACTCAATAAACCATTCAGGACACCAAGTGGTCCGAAGAAGAGTGGTGTGTATGTCAGAAACCGATCCACAGGCAATGTCAATCTAGTGAGATTTGGACAGCGTGGCATGTCAATCAAGAAGAATAACCCGGCCAGACAGAAAAGTTTCATAGCAAGATTTACACCAATACTGCGAGCAGTAAAAGGACAGAAGAGTTTGAGTCCGGCATACTGGAGTCTAAAAGCATGGAGGTAGATCAGGATGGCAGGTGTAAAGACATCAAAGGGTCAGAAGACCAACCACAGCAGATACTACG